CTGCTCCACCACCACCACCTGCTGATTGTCCATCTCCTAGACCGTTACCACCATTATTGCCTTGACCAGTAGTTCCTGAACCGCCAGTTTGATTATTTGAACCACCACCAGTACCGCCAGCACCTGAACCACCAGCGTTTGATTGCGTTCCGCTAGATAGAGCGGTTGCATAACCACCACCACCAGCACCGCCAACAGAAACACCCAAAGAACCAAATTTTGAGTTGCTTCCTGCGTTAGCATACAAGCCTGCACTAGTTGCACCAGCTCCACCGCCACCAACGGTAACGGTATAAGAGATTCCATAAGCAAATTCTTGATCGGTAAATCCTTGTAAGCCACCGGCTCCACCACCACCGCCTACGGTTCTTCCTCCTCCACCGCCACCTGCTACAACAAGAACATCTGTAAGTTGTCCGTTTGAGGCACGAAAGTTTTGGTATTTAGGAAATCCTGCACCTATGCGAGAATTAGAAAAGCGTGATATTGCCATAGTGGTAATCCTAACGGTTAGATTAAGCGGCTAGTTCAGAACCAAATGCTGTAAATGTAAGATCAGCAGATGAAGCGTATGTAACAATTACATTGCCAGCAGCAAGTGTAATTCCAAGAGTTAATGCTGTTGAGTCGTTTGCAGCGATTGCTACATCGTATGCAAGATAGTGTTCGTTAGCCAATGTAGTTCCTGTTGCTGGCTTAACTGCAATACGATATGTCTTTGCAGTTGCTGCACGATTTGCAACAACGATAGTTGAAACTACTGCTGCTGATGATGATGGTGTTGCGTAAAGTTCTTCCGCAGTTGTTGCAGCGGCAGCCTTACGACCAAGTACTTTATATGCCATGTTTTATGCTCCCATGAGTAGAAATGGATCGAGGCCGCCCGATGCGGCATCTGATGCTTTAGCCAAAGGATACCCTCCGGCTGTTACACCATCGTGAACTACGAGGGTGTCTTTGGTGGTATCGACTGTTACCTCACCGACCAAACCTGTAAATGTAGAGTGTTCTGAAGTTGTTCCTCTACGGAGTTGAATTGCAAATGAACTAGGCACCTTATGCTCCCATCATCATGAATATATCTGTTAATGGATCAGTAGTAATGGTTGCCCATGATGCTGTTGATCCATTAGTTGTTAAATACTTTCCAGAGTTACCAGTCTGGGATGGAAGGCTTACCGGAGCTGCTGCCCAAGTAATACCGTTGGTTGCTGTAGATGATGCTGTAAGAAGGTAGCCATCTGTTCCAACTGCCAATCGAGCTGCTGTGTCAGCAGCGGATGCAACAATCAAATCACCCTTAGCATCAAAAATTACAGCTTGAATTGCACTTGCAGCAGCCGTTGCTGAATTTGCTGCCGAGGTAGCAGAAGTTGCAGCAGAGGATGCGGATGTGGCTGCACTCGATGCTGAGGTGCTTGCACTAGATGCAGAGGTTGCTGCTGCTGTTGCTGAGTTAGCAGCAGAGGTAGCAGATGTAGATGCTGAAGTAGCAGAGGTTGCTGCTGCTGTAGCAGATGTCTGTGCTGATGCTGCAATAGTTGCAATGTTGATGTAGGTAGTCGATGTTGTGTCGGCATCTGTAATGGATCCCATATCACGGACAATTCCTGCACCAGTTAATCCAATTACTGATGAGTAAGTAGATGCTGCTGATGTAGCTGAAGTAGCCGCTGATGATGCACTTGTTGCGGCTGATGTAGCAGATGTTAAAGCAGAGGATGCAGAAGTTGCAGCCGAGGTTGCTGAGGTTGAGGCACTTGTTGCCGATGTTGCAGCAGCAGTTGCACTAGCAGCGGCTGATGTAGTCGATCCAAATAGTGTATCGATGTAAGACTTATTGGTTGCATCTGTAGATGCAGTAGGTGTAGCAAGATCTGTAATCTTGTTATTGCCCAGAGATAAAGCACCTGTCATAGAGTCGCCAGTTTTGGCAACCTTAGCTCCGATGGATGTGGCTACAGTTGTAGCAAAGTTAGGATCATCACCAAGTGCTGCTGCTAACTCATCAAGAGTATCAAGAGTTCCCGGAGCAGAAGCAATTACTGCCGCTACTGTTGTATCTACATAAGACTTAGTTGCTGCATCTGTATTAGCAGATGGAGTTCCAAGACCTGTAATCTTGTAGGTTCCGGCAGCAAGATCAGAACCCAAGGTTCCACTTGTGATTGTCTTGGATGTAAGAGTAGATGCAACACCGTCAAGAGTTACTGTGCCGGTTGCATTGGGAAGAGTGATTGTTCGATCTGCTGTTGGATCTGTGACTGTAAGTGTTGTCTCAAAGGCATCAGCAGTTGCACCTTCAAACTGGATACCACCTGTTGCAATTACTGCACCAGAAATAATCTTATTTGTAAGAGTCTGTGCATCTGTATCGCCGACCACATTACCGGTTACTCCGTGGACACCTGCTGTTGTTGGAACAGCAACAGATCCAATATGAGCAGAGAACTCGTTAAAGTCTTGACCGGAAACAACATGGCGAACCGTAGCTCCTGCGGAGTGAGCCACATTTGTTGTGGAATCTGCACCACGAGTTACAGTAAGGGTAGTTCCACCACCAGATGCGGTAACGCTAATGAGTTCTTCTTTGTTGGTATCTGGATCGATAACCAAGGTGTAAGGGTAGTTGCTTGGAAAACCTGTTACTAGGTCAAGCGTGATTGATTGAACAGTACTATCGATACCTGTTGATAGCGATGCCTGTTTTGCTGTTGAGGCGTAATATCTTTTCTGGGCCATTGGTTACCTCGTATAGTGGAGTCGGGGTGGATAAAGATCTCGAAGCTGGGCAGCCTCTTGCTGTAGTCGTTGCTGGTATAGACCAAGGTAGAATCGTGCAACGGAAGTTCCGCCACCGATTGGCTTGGATTGATCCATCATGTCTGCTTCTACTGTCTGGCTTGGGATTCGTGCAGCATCTGAACCAACGATAAGTCGAGCAATAGCTCCATAAGTAATTACATCGATAGTAGAAGATGGCAGACCAGTTACTGTTTCATAAATGTCATTCTCGGCAGAAAGAACTGATGGAGCCTTGGCATAGATAACCTGAACAGTTCTGCCCGGATCAATCATGTCAAATATATTGATGGTCTTGCCATTAGCAAATACTGTTGTGTTGGCAGTCTTGTCTGTGTCATACCTACGGACATTGAGCCATTCCTTGGTTGAGCCAATAGTCTGCCACTTAACATTAAGGACATAGTCGGCAGTAGCCGGAAGTGAGTAGGCAGTAACGGCTGAGTTAAAGCTAAAGGTGTGTGTGCCTACCCCAAAGAGTTCTGGATAGACAGCCTGAATTGTGTCGTTAATAGCCTGTTTGACCATGAATCGTGGGTATTGAGGTGCAATTACCACCTTGGTCTCGTTAGCTGCTGTAGAGGCTGTGGTGCCTCTAAAACCCCTACCCCAAGGGGCAAGGTAAACCTGCTTGGTTAGGTTGTCTGTCCGATCTACATACATCAGTTCAGAGCCAACCTCGATGATGCCACGACCCATCTGGGCAGTCTCATTGACTACGAAGTCTGTGGCTGTGGTTGATGCAATTCCACCAGATTGGTTGATCCAAGTAGCGGTTTCCTGTTGGGCCCCATAACTCTGGATCTGCCCAAGGACTCGTTCTATAAGTCCACTAAATGTTGTTGTCATTCACTCACCGCTCTCAGGGCTGCGGCAGCAGCCTTATCAGTAGTTCCGCCTAGTTGGTTGCAGACACCACGAAGGTCTTTGTAATTAGGCCGAGTGTTACCAGCCTTGACATTTAAGGCACCAACAACGCTAAGTCCTGTAGTTCCAGCCCAAGTGTTTGCAGCCTTAGCTGCACCTACATATGACTGAATAGCAGGATAGGTGCCACCATTAGCAAGTCTATTAAGTTCTGCATGGAGTGTGCTTCCGTTGGTACCGAGTGCCATTACTTAGCCTTTCTCTTTGCTGCTGCGTTATCTACTAAATTTGGATATGGTCTTCCAGCCTTTTTAGCAGCAGCCTTAGCCTTTGCTTTCTGTGCCGGAGTCAATGGAGTAGATTTTTTATTAGGATTTTTCTTATCCCAGAATGCTGTTTTCTTTTTCACCATTTCACCTTGTCTGCCCAATAGGCTGCTGACATTTTTCCTTTAGCAATATTCTTAGCATGACGAGCTTTGAATGATGCTTGTCTTGCTGTTGGCTTCTTATCACCAGATACACCCTGTTGCCCAAAGCGAATTGTCTTCACCTTGTCACCAACTTTGGCAACTACAACATGAGACTTCTTTGGGTGAGATGGAGTTTTCTTTGGCTTGTTAAAGCCAGATACCCCGGCCTTCTTCAGCCGGGGATCTTTCTTCTCGGCCATTTACTTCTTCTTGCCCATTTTCTTAGGCATAGCCTTTTTCATTGGCTTACCAGATTTCTTTGCTTCCATCTTGGCATCTTTCATACCTTTTGCTGAGTATGGGAATTCTTTCTTTCCGACCTTTGGCATTTGCTTCTCCCTTTGAGTTATGACTTTGACTTTCCCACCGCTGTTTATATCAAACGAGATGGAAATCTCTATGGCTTTACGAGCTTCATTAGCTGCTGTTCTTGTATTTGTTGGGGATAAAGATGTTCTGGCTAATGCACCGAGTGCATATGAACTTCCAGATCCAACTCCGTATATCCCTCGATCATCTCTTACCCAAGAGAAGTCATTATCAATTTGATAAATCTTTCCTCGAAGGCAGATCAATGCATCAAAACCTGATCCATCTTTGGGGTCATTATCGGCAGTCTTAGGCGATGGGTCGTATCCATAATCTGCGTATGCTTGCTTGAGTGATGGCAATAAATCTGTCATCATAAATTTATCTAGGTTCACACCTCGTGGAATCTTAGGAGCATTCCAACTGTGTAGGGCTATATCCCCGGCGATTGCATCGCCAGCAAAGGCAATTACATACTCACCCTTTTCAACTACCTTATCCATACCGGTAGCAATGAACTTCTGATCTGCACCAACTATCAGGGATTCGGCTGCGATCAATCCCCAGCCTTTACCTTGAATCCCGATTATGGTTGTCATGCTCAGTCCTTAAATGAGTTGTTGGTTGAGTCGAATGCCTTACCGGCTAAGTTGCTTAGTTCGACTGCACCACGAATATCCTTCATATTTGTTGAAGATGGTTCGATACCTTGATCGATTGCAGACTTGTATGCGTTTAGTTCTGCATCCCATTTTTTCTGGGGCATTAACTTTGAACTATTAGCATCACCTGTATTAACTTGTAGGCCTGATTGCTTTAAGCATTCACCCCAGTTTTCATGATCCTGAGTAGGGCAACCTGTTCTACATCCCATTAAACTATCTCCACTAAAAATCCGTTATGGGCTATGTTTGAATCAGAGTCGGCCTGAGCTTGAGTTCTGATCGGAAAGCCTTGTCCTACAAGAATATTCTTTGTTGCTTCATTTACTATGTGACCTCGCCCACCGAGGAAGACATAATCGTAATCTCTTAGTTCATCTTCTGTTACTGCTCTGGCCAAAGTCATTTGGCCATTATCGATAAGCACGGCTACCCCTCGCTGGGATACAACTCTACGCCACCACTTGTCGGCCAATGGATAACCTTCCATTACCTGCGGTGGATAAAATGTGTAATTTGCCATGATTCTCCTTGTTAATAGAGAGGGAGGCAGGTTGCCCTGCCCCCCTCAACTAATGCTCTACTAGAGAGCTGATCCGCCTGTTTCCAAACGAACGACTGCTGCATCACGGAAGATGCCCCAGCCACCGAAGTACTTCCAGCCGAGGGCTGACTTACGGCGAAGGATGTCGATCTGAGGAGCTACGACTGTTTGCACATCGTAAACATTAGCCTCAAGAAGAGCTTCCTTACCGACTGCAACTGCTGAGTAAACTCGAGCAGAAGATGCACCGGATGTTGCTGAAGGAACACGAGATGTCTGAACAACTTGGAAGCCTTCAAGAACACCAATGGTGCCTGTCAATAGGTTTCCAACATTTTCAGTTGTGTACTTGTGGATGTCCACAAATCCGCCTGAACCAGTCTCGGCACGAAGGTCGAAAGCTTGGCGTGGGTGGATGAACAATGTGTAAAGGTCACCAACACGAGGTTGAGCATTAGCCTCAAGAAGCTCTGTTTGTGCCTTACGAAGCATTGTTGTTGAAAGAACATCTGAAGCTGTAAGAGTAGCTGTTGATGTACGGGTTCCACCGTACTTAACTACTGTTCCAGATGTAAGTGCTGTTGCAACTAGCTGATCCAAAGTATCAGCAGCGTTGTAAGCAATCGCATCACCGATCATGGTGTCGATAGAAGAGAATGAAGCCATATTGACCTTCTCTGTCTGCTCAACAGCATTACCGTATTCAGTAACAGTAACTGTTACCTGTGATGGGTTTGCTAATGCAAGAGGTGTTACATCAGATGTTTCTGTTAAAGCTGTGGTTGCTGCTGCCAAGTTAGCATAAACTGCAAACTTGAGAGTAGTTCCCGGGTTGGTGAGGGCTACTGGTCGTACATCTGCGACTGAACGCATGACAGGAAGTGAGCGGAGTGCAGCTCTTACATATGTGTCATATGCATTGACTACTAAGTTGCCTACACCAGAGATTTGAGTGGTTGCCATTTACGGCACCGCCTTTCTGGGTTAGTACCCAGCTTTACCCAGATCTGTAAATAATTGCTTTAATGCATCAGGCCCCTTTGCAGCGGCCTCATCCATCTGGGCTTGAATCATCTGTTCACGATCAGCACTAATGCCGCCGTCTACAGTTGCTTGAGCCTTTTTGTAACTGTCTACAAAACCTTCTGGTATTGCTGAGTTTGTTTGGTTGGTTTGTGACACACCGAATACATCTCCGTATTCTGTGAGCCATGACGACAACGATTCCTCCGTGAGGTCGATGTCCTGTGGAATAAAAGCCGAAATCTTCGGATTCACTCCTCGAGCTGTAAGGACTTCTGAGATAGTTCTCTCTCGTTTTTCTTTACGCAAATTGGAAAGCTCTTCCTGAATTTCCTTCAGTTGCTTTTCTTTTGCCTTATTGGCCTTGCGTAGTTGTCCGAGAACATCGTTCGAATCAAGTTCGAAGTCATCCTCTTCCAGTTCGTAATTGGACATTTGTCCTACTCCCTTTTCATGTTAGTCGCTGGCCACAATGCAATCGGGGAAATGCATTGGCTCCAACTTCCGGGTTTATACTCATCTCAAGTTCCGGCATTTCTAGAGATGGAGTGGGTGTCCGGGTCTCGAACCCGGATGATTGCCAATCACCCTGTTACTTAAACTGTTTTAACTCTTAGTGCCTTAGATCCGATACCACTTGTGCCACCGAATGCTGCTTGACCTGTTGCCTTAATTCGTGCTGCTTGTGCCTGTGCTTGGACATCTCCACCGAACTCGGCAGCGATTGCTTCCTTGGCTCCGAAGTTCTCACCATAGATAGCAGCAAGGTTTCCAGTTGTCTGGAGTTCACGCTGAACCTGTGAATACTTCTGGCGTTGTGATCCATAACCAAGAGATCCTGCACCATAAGCCTGAGCCATATTTGCCTCTTCTGCTGTTAGGCCTTCGATAAGAGCTGCTGCTGTATTCATGTTCTTTCCAGCAATCTGCTCAAGGATTCCTTGACCCTTTGCTGGGTCAATCATGTATGCAGTAAGGGCTTCGTCACCGATACCGTATAGATCCTTAAGTTGCTTACGAACATTGGAATCTGTGCCTGTAGTTACAAAGTCACGGTATGCCTGAATAATGTTTGCAACATCGACATTGGTGAGGTTGTTCTTTAGGAAAGATTGAAAGTCTGTTGTCTGATCATAGAAGCCTGTTGGCATATTGTATGAAGTCAATACCTTCTGGTATTCATCTTCCATTCCAACGATTGTCTTCTCATCTAGTGCCTTGTATCCAGCAGAAAGACGAGCTTCATTAACCTTACCAAAGCGTTCATAGTAAGACTTGGTGTTAATCAACTGAAGGTAGAAACCTTCTGAAGTTGTAGGAATCTCATCAAATGCTTTGCCAAAACGATCTGTGCCTTTGCCAGCAAAGATTGCAGCAATGTCATCTCCAACCTCTTTAATACCCATCTGGGTAAAGCGTTCCCGGATAACATCGAATGCTGACTTACGCTGGGCTGCAATCTGTTCTGCCTTAGCAGTCTCAAGTGCCTTCTGTTGTGAAGCAAGCATCTTCTGGAATTCTGCATTTTGATTAGCAATAGCGGATTGAATAAGTTTATTTACATCGTCTGCTGAAAGACCTGCTGCTGCTTCTGGAGCAGGAATCTGATCTGTAGTTCCATCATCATATTCAGTAATCTGAATACGGTTGGCACCAGATCCTGAGAAGTACTGACGAACTATTTTCTTGCCAGTTTGAGTTTTAGTTCCGATAACCTTTTTGGTTCCATCGCTATATGTAACAGTAAAAGTTCCATCACCGTTATCTACTCGACCAGTTTCTGTTACTCCAGCAGGTGGGTTATCTCCACCGATTCCTGTTGTATCAGTAGTTGTTGCACCGGTGTTACCCATGCCAAGAACTTTCTTTTCGGCATCGGTTAGTGTTGCACCGGATGTAAGTCTGCGTAATGCATCAGCAGCTTCATTTATTGGAACGCTTGCTGTTCCTACATTCGTGCCGGCACCTGCGGCTGGCCCTGATGTTGCAGCGGCATACGGATTGGTTGCTTGCTGAGGAGCTGTAATCTTTACAGTTGTTCCACTAAAAAGAACTGTTTGTCCTGCTGCTTGACGAGCTGCAAGTGTCGGGTTATCAGCAAGGATCTGGGCAACAGTAGTGCCTTGGGCTTTTGCAATACCTGAGAGGGTATCTCCGGATTTAGCCTTTACTTTTTCTGCCATTATGGAATCACTCCGAATCTCGAACCGACATCAACTAAGATGCTGTCAGCTTTAGCTCTTGCGTTGGCTGTGTATTGCCAACGACTATCTTTGTATAGGTCTTGCTCGAACTGCCACAATGGAGTGACTGTTGATGAAGTCTTGTCTCCGACAGTTGTTGTTGAGCCAATCATTGCTTTACGAACAGTTGGATCCTCTAGATCTAGTGAACCTTCTGGCACCTCAAGGATACGAGAGATTGCACCGATGTAAGGGCTTGCGATAGATAGTGGAGACTCTCCGTTGAGGATACGATCACGGAACGCTGGGAAGAGTTTTACTGCTTCTTGACGAAGGTTCTCATCAATCTGTTCGTTAGATGTATCTCCAAGGAAAACATTCTTTGCAAGGTTATCTGCTGCTGATGCAGTAAGTGCCAAGCCAAACTGACGATACTTGGTAGTAACCATAATCTTGTTGGCGTTAATCTGTTGCTGGACTTTAGGCTGAGATAGATACTGGTCAGTCCGGCGAAGCTTCTTCTCAAAGTCGCTGATATTAGATGAACTGATAAGAAGTGTCTGGAATTGCTTATCATCTATCTTAAAGGCAGATGAGGCAATCTCAAGGTTCTTACGATAGATCTCGATGTAGTCAGCAGCAGCCTGAGCAAAGGTATTTCCTGCACGGATAGAGTTAGCAACATCTGGCTTAACTGTATCCAACTGGAACTGGGCAATAGTCTTTAGACCAATGTCATACTTGATCTCATCCATGCTCTTGACTTTGGCAAGGTATTGATCTCGGTAAGTATCTTTGGTTGCCTGATCTAACTTAAGACCATTAGCAAGTTCGGCTGCACCAATAAGTGCAAAGGTTCTCTGGTTAACATCTTTAGCCCAAGCAGTTCCCGAAAGGTATGCTTCAACATTAGCAGCAGATGAATTCTCTCGTGCCATGCTAACAAGTTTGTTATATATGTCTGGGTAACTAACCTTAAAGTAATCGATAAGATACTTGCTACCATATTCACCAAGCTTTGATTGCTGTTCTGGTGTCAAGGCATTTGGATCTATAACGATTCCACCTTGATAGGTTTTACCGCCAGCAGTTCCTGTAAATGGCTTACCGTTCTTTAGGTATGGCTTGTCAGCAGTTCCTTTACCGGTGAATTTATCTCCACCACCTGTGTTGCCTCCGGTGTTTCCACCAGTATTGCCACCTGTGTTTCCGCCAGTATTACCACCCTTGTTGCCACCTGCTTGATCGACAACAGTTTCACTAGCAACTACTTTAGATTGCGATGCTGAACCTTTGGCTGTGTATGGCTCTGGATCAATGTTGTTTGGAATTCCATCGCCATCGGAATCTACTACAGTTCCAGTAGCAGTTCCTCCTGCTTCAGGTGTTGGTGTAGTTCCAACTGTTACCTTGCCAGTCTTTGTATCTAACTTAGCAGTATTCTTTGTAAGACCAGTCACTTCTTTTAGAAGAATATTCTGTTGTTCTACTGCTTGGTTGTAAAGTTTTTCTAAACGCTTAAGTTCTCTTTCGTCACCCGGTGTTGCTGTATTTGTTGCAATGTTTCTAACAATACGATTGATGCCAAATAGGCTATCTGCAATAGATTGCTCGAGTGATTGGATACGATCATTCTTCTGGCCAACTACAAACTTGACTGCTTGATCGTATTGGCTTGCTGCCTTTCGGGCAGCATTGGCTTTAGCAGCAGCTTCTGACTCTGCCTTAGCCTTAGCGGCTCTTGCCTTCTCAGCTTCGAGAAGTGCATTGATGTCAATAGTGCCTTTAGGCTTTACTGGATCTGCCATTATCGGACACCTGCAATCTTCGCTATAACATCGCCGTATGAATTAAGAGTCTTGTTGACTGCTTCTGTTTCTAACTCTGGGTTAGCCATGATTGCCTGTTCAACTACTTGACCCTTGCCAGCCATCGATAGGCCTCCAGTTGTTGTAGTTGAGTATTGACCCGGTGCTGTCTGTGTCTGTGTAGTGATTGAAGGGTTAGCCTTCTCAGCAGATGTAAGAGTTTGAAGCAGTTGATTGTATTCAGCATCACGAGGATCACGACCAAGTTTTGCACGAAGTGCATTCTGCACGATTGCCTGTGCTTCTTCCTTAGTTGAGATACTTGAGACTCTCTGAGTTGTTGTTCTTGGTTCTCCACCACCACCGGATCCAATGGCTGCTAACTTCTCTTGCCATGTTCGACCACCATCAGCATTGGCTTCACCCAATAGTTTCTTAAATGCATCCGTGTCAGCCTTGCCCCAATAGGCAGTCTGGAAATCAGATTTAGCAAGTTGTCCACCTTGAATCAAAAGAGCTTTAACTTGGTTTTGATCTGATAAAGATTTAATCTGTTCTCCAAGAATCTGATACACCTGAAGATCTGAAACTTGATATAGGGCAGAATAAATCTTGCCAGTTACATCTGTTTTCTTACCAGTCTTAGGATCAGTAAAGACAACACCCGGGCGGAATACACCAGTTCCTTGTGCAGGATATGAGTTGCCGCCACCTACTGAAGGGGCAGCATAAGGATTAGTTCCTGATGTCTTTTCCAAGGAATCATCGATTCCATTCTTGTTTAGATCAACCATTAGTTATTTCCTGTCTCTGTTGCAAATACACGCCAGTACATTACAGAGAAATCTGGGTGTTCGGAGATTATCTGGTAAGCAGTTTGGTCTAACCATTGTGCTACATTTTCAACAGCTTTACCTGTAAGTGTCTTGTATCCTGCTTGTGCAACAGAATTCAATGCTGACTCACGAGCCTGTAAGAATTTAGCCAAGCCCTTACCTGATTCGGTTTCAGCAAACTTAGGATTGCTAAGAGCCTGAGTTACTTCCTTGACAAGTGTCTCACGAGGAACACCTGCTGCACGGAAGTCTGGCTGTCCACCGAAGTCATCATCCATTGCTGCCTTACGAGTCAAGTAGACCTGATGGGCTTGCTTTGGATCTGCACCCTGTTGGATAGCGATGGCTTCATCGCTTTGTAACTTAGCCTTACGAGCTGTGTATACATAACGAGCCGCTTCCATCTGCATTTCGGCTGGAGTCAACTTAAATCGCTGACCACGCTGTGCTTGCCATTTAGCAAATTCTTGTGAGTATTGTCCACCGGGGAAGAAGAGGGCAAACGCATTTGGTACTGCATTGGCATCTTTACGGTTATTTGTATAGAAATTCCAAGCTTCATCAGTAGGAGTGATACCACCACGAGATCCAGATACCAGAGCAAATAGTGCTGACTCGCCATACTTGTCAGCCCACTTGGCTACAGCAATTTCATAACTGTCTGGGTTGTTTGCACGGATCTGCAAAAAGTCATTAAACATAAGAGCCTGAACATGAAGTTCACCCTCTTTGTCCTTAGCAAGAATCTGAGGTGCAATAGATCCGGGAGCCACATTCTGTGTGATACCACGCCATAAAGCGAGGACTCGATTAACTCTACCTGCATCTTCAAGAAGCTTTGCTTGTGCTTCTCCACCAAGTGGGAAGTCTCCATAGTTACCAGTTGATGCAAGGTATGTCATCAATGGTCGAAGAGTAGAAACACTCTTCTCCTCAAAGGAGTTAATACCTAAACCATAAAGAACTCTTTGGGCCCAAGCAGGTGTAAATGATTCAACGATTCCAGTCTTACCTTCAGGGGCTCCGAATGGATAGATCACATCACGGAGTTGATCTGCTGCCCAACCTTCTTGGCTCTGGATTAGTCGACCCAATGAAAGTTGAATTGCAGGGCCTACACCCGGTAGCAATTCATTACTGAATGCAAGGTTCAAAGATGGAATTGAAAGCGATGTTGGCATTGCTGGAACTGCTTCACCAGTTGCTGTTGAAAGCATCCAGCCAAGTGCATTACCGGCTAGAGGGATAACCATACGAGGATCACCATAGGTTGGATCCTTGTAGATAAATCCTTGGCTTGGATCATTCCAGTTCTGACCAGTCCATTCGTAAATGACACCAGTCTCTGGATGAGTCAAGAATTCAAAAGCGTTAGCAGCTTTGTAAGTACGAGCCTTGCCTTGTAGGCGGAAGGTATTGGCTACATCTGTGCCAATCAACCTACTCCAAGTGGCAATAGTGTTACCCCACGCTGCTGCGAAAGGAGCCACTAAACGAGCTGCAACTGCATACTGCTTCTGTCGCATTGCATCGTAGTAAAGCTTCTGTAGTTTATTAGCAGCAAAGTTATTTGCGATTGTATGCATATCATCGGCAGCAAGTCCTCGATCATCGAGTGTCTTAATTGCTTCACGCATACGAACCAATGCTGGGTTTTCAAACCCTGCCTTAAGTCCAAAGACTTTGATTCCACGAAGTTCCTTTTCTGCGATAGCAAGGATCTTAGTAGCCTCATCTTTAGTCATAAGGTTTAGGTTCTCTGCAACACCGTTCCAGTATTGCTGCTTAAACTCTGGGCCAAGTGCTGCTCGCTTTTCAATCGATGCAGAGACTTGGAAGAACTTAGATGCTGCTCGATCCCATTGACCCTTGAAAGATGCAACGGCACGAACATCATCTGTTGGAAGCTTGAGTTGACCGATAGCCTTTGAGATGTCTGTTGAATCAACATATCCCTTAAGGATATTGGCAAGCCATACATCCTTTGACTGGGTTCCCTTTGGATTAAATCCGGGAGTTCTTTTGCCATCTACAGCAACCATTGCCTTACCGGCAATAAAGTCACGCAACTCTTGGCGGCCACCAGATAGATTATCAACACCTTCTGTTACTACCTTGAAGTAATTCTCCATAGCCTGACGAGCAATAGCCTCGTCTGCATCAAGCATCAATGCACGATTGAGTTCATCAACCTTGGCAATCTGTGTACGAAGCAGGATTCCCTGCTCTGTCTCAAACATAAAGTCAACAATGAACTTCTCGTAATCACGAGATAGATCCATTCCTTGTGCTTGCTTCTTAGCAACAAAAGCTTCTGCTTCTTTGAACCAAGGAGTAATCTTTCCATTGGCACCCTTGACTCCACCAGTAAGACCACCGGCAACCAGACGAGCCATTGCTGATTCACGGAACTGAAGGATTGCTCCGGCCCATGCCCGATTGAATCCTCGTTCTTCTGGTGTAATGAAACGCATACCGGTAGGCAGGATCTGTGAAAGACCACGAGTGCCTTGGCCCATACCAACACCGATAGATCGAGACATCATTACGGCAAACTTATCTGCATCTGCAAGTGCTGCTGACTTAAAGCCGATTGCATCCATCTCTTCAACTGCTTTGTTGAAGTTTGTGCCAAAGACTGTATTGTCGAAGCGAGACCATCGAGTAGCAAACTTAGCGATTGCATTACCCTCTGGGTTAGCCATCATCATTGCAGCAAACTGCAATGGGTGATTGAACAATGTTGTAGATCCACCAAGGAATGAACGAACCTGCATATCACCAACATTTCGTAGGATGTATGAAACACGACCTACGAGAACTGTTTGCTTGAAGAATGAGTCAAAGAGATCAGTAGTTACTGTTCTAAGTTGCTGTGCATTCTGTGACTGGGAGAAAAGGTTTCTTGTTTTTCCTGTGAGCTGACGGATTGCATCGATGTCAGGCCACTTGATAAAATTTGCAAGTTGAGAGTCAATGAGTGGATCAAGCTGAGTGAACTTCTGGGTCTTTCCAGCGATCTTAAATTCTCGTGTTCCGATGTCCTTACCAGCAACTTGTGCCAAGAACTTTCGGTTAGCATCTGCTTCTTTCTTAAATACTCGAGCCGCATCATTAAGCATACGGATTTGTTCTTCTGTTAGGTTAGGAGCCTTCTCCTTAACCAAAGACTTAAGTGTGTCAATGAATACATTGAAGCGTTCAGTCGAGGTTGTAGCTGCCATCATGGCCTTAATGGATGTCTTCTGTAATTCAGGAGATGCCTTAAGGAATGGCAAAGTGTCATTCATTTCCCTGACCAATGTATCTACATCGTCTAGGTGAATAAGATTTCTAGTAGGTGCAAACCGTGTGAACGGTGCAGTTACTTTGTTGCTTCTCAGGAATGCTCGTGCATCGTTTTCTGCATTAAGCAGGAAGTTAGCAAAACCTTCATGGTGCAACTTCAATGAGTTAGGTGCATAGAAACTTGACTGGAATTGGATTGCACGAGATTGAACTGCAAGTCCAACTCTTGTTCCACGAGATAGTTCTAAGCCAACTTCACCGGCAAGTAATCCCATAACTTCTTTTTCAGAAGTAGCAGCAGCCAAACGCTTGGCTAGATCAACTGTGATGTTGCCATTCATTGCTCGCCATAGATCATCGTATTGTTCTGGGCCGTAGTGGATAGCAATAAACTTTGCAGCGTTCTGACCCATTGGGCCAAAGAATGCTTTAGCAGCTTGCTGGTAATCAAGGATCTGCTTACCACCTATGGTCATAAGACCAAACTCTGCTTCCATCGCTAGAGCCTTGCGACCTCGTGCTTCTTCAAGAAGTATACGAGCCTCATCATCAGACTTGACTCGATCTTGAACATACTTAAGTTTATTTTTCCAAGCCTCTTCAGCCTTGGCAAGTTCCTTTTGGACACCTTTTGTAACCTTGCCAGTTTCAGCAAGTTGCTTGTTGATCTCTGCAAGTTGTTCCATGACTGTAAGGCGAGGTGCTGCTGCACCTTCGACTAGCCCTGTAACCTGCTGGGTAATTGCACCCTTAGTTGTAAGTGCTTGAACACCAAGATCGTTGATGTCAGGTGAGTTGATAGCATCAGCCTTGAAGCGACCAAAGTCAGAAATCTTTGCATCGAATGGATCTACTGTCCGTGGGAAGTAAGCGTATCCGCCACCACCCATACCACGAGTAGCACCAACATTTTCAAATCCTTGGATACCGGATCTTTCGTATGCTGCAAATAGTTGTTCTGTAATTCCAGCCTTCTGTGCTGACTGAATAAGTTCTGCGTGTGTTGCACCGGGTGTATCGATTACATCGAGAACGCCTTGCAGTTTAGATTCTTGGATACCAGCAGCAGTTCCAACATCGATAAGGTTAGAACCAATCTCGTTAGATACACGAGTTGCTTGTGGTGAATCTCCAGCTTTGATAAGACCTGTCCACTTGATAAGGCGTGGCTTCTGCTTTGCTGCTACACGAACTACAGCATCTACGCCATTGCGGATGCCTTGAGTTGCTGCACGATCACCCTTCTTAAGGGCTGCTTCTTCAAGTGTATGAATAAGTCCGGGAGCCAACTGTTCTTGTTCAACAAGTGTTTCTCCTGCACGAACTACTTCATCAAAACCTTTAGCATCAAGAATGCTTTGAACTTCTGCTGCACGACCAGCAGTATTGAGTTCAATACGGTGAGCCATAAGATCTTCTGCTCTACGAGCTTCTCCAACTAACTGACCCTTTGTATCTCCTGCTGCCTTAAGTCCTGCAATTAAAGAATCACGGCGTTGGCGTAGTTCACCGTATTCTGCATCTAATAAATCTGCTTCAGACTTTGCTTTGTAATAAGTCTGGTATGTATTATCTACCTGTTCAGAGATAGCATTTAGATCATCTTGGTGTTTGATGATGTCTGCTTCAAGCATATTGATGTCGCCTGATGCTGCTCGTGCTTCTGCACGAACTTTTGTGACATCACCCATAATGTCTTCGACATCACGAGCCACAGCCTTGATCGGTGCTGCCTTCGCTTCTGCTGCACGAGCTGCGGCCTTTGGCCCAACACGAAGTGTTACGCCAACCTTTCCAGCTTCTTTACCGATCTTAACTAAACCTACACCGGGAACATAAGTAAGTGGGTCTGCTGCTAGATTAAGAACGAATCCTGAAATGGCTTGGAATGTACGAGCTGCTTTAGTCTCTGGGTTATCGAATAGTGCTTGTGTAAGTCCACTTGAATAAGTCCAAGGAACTCCACCCTTCATCGTAGGGCCAGCAGCAATCTTTGCATTAAGTAATGCTTTACCTACCGCAGAGTTTGGATCTGCACTAAGAAAACCAGTACCTACATCAATCTTGCCTGTTTTGAAAAGGTTGATAAGAGCTTGCCCTGTTTGTGTCTCATCAAGAACATTCATGCCACCCTTGCCAGATACACCGTTACGAACGCTGGCTTCTAGCATTTCAAATGGTGTAGATAAAAGCATGAAAGCAGTACGAGTAAGTGGTGCTAAGAAGTCAGCAGGTGAACCCTTCTTTGCAGAGTTCTGCTCTTTTAACTTAGCAGCAGCAGCAATGGCTGCGTTACGCTGTGCATCAATCAATGCTGATCCATCGAGTGTGGTCATAGCATTGGCTGTATTGCCACCAATAACAGCACCAGACTTTGTAAGACCCATAACCGTGCCAACAGATGCAGCAGGGTAGGCCTTAGCCATAGCAGCTAACTGCTTGGCAAAGTCTGGACTTAAATACTTAGATTGCTGGGCCTGAATGTATGTATCGTAAGCTGCTGTTCCTTCTTGAGGAATTGAACTTAACGATGCACCGAGACTACCAGCACCAAATGTGCCTCCGGTTTTTCCTGCCATTAACGCTTCTCATAATCTAATCTTTGTCCTAATCGAACCAAGTCTGGATCTGGATATAGGGCAATAAGTTGACGGACAAGCGTGGCAGTTTCGTCAGGTGCTTGTGGTGGGATAGGTAATACTTCATTACCCGGGCCAGCACCAAAGGCTGCACCGTATGTGATCTCTTGATCTACATTTGGGTTAGGTGTAGAAAAGTTTCTGTTTGGCATAGCAGGTGCTGCGATCATAGGGCCCATTCCGCCACCCATTGCACCTGTTTCAGTTGCTGCTAATGGAACTCCGGGAGCAGTTTGTAATTGTGTGAGTTCTGTGTTCTCACCGTATGCTCCACCGGTAATGGATTGTGCTGCCTGCCTACCAATGTATGGGCCTTCAGCCATCTTTAGCCTCCATTTTTTCAATGTCTTGTGTCATCTTCTCCCACATATACTGCTTCTTTGCTTCGTTTACAGAATGTGAATGGATAATCTTTGTTATCAATGAGAAGAAATCTGCGAATGAATAACTTATTTTATATAGTAAATCTGCTACTGCGTAAACAAAATCTATCTTCTTTGCAGGGCGAGCCAATACAAACATATCATCGAGTTCATCGAAGTTATCTTCTGACATTGACTCGCCCTCCTAAGATTGTTACTTAGCTTTCTTTCCTGATGCTGATGCTGGCTTTCCTACTTCGCCAAGCTTCTGCATTGCAGACTTACCCTTTGGGGTACCTTTTGGCATAGTTGGCCCTTTTACCATTGCTGGGGCTACTGCACCTTTTTTTGTTCCGAACATATTGCACCTCCAGATGCGTTTAAGCTGCCCCAGTTAGGGAAGCTAAAAGATCAGCCATCGGTGGGGTTCCACCTTGTGCTAGATCAGTTCTACGAGAATACTGGCCGGGGCCAGATACCATTTGGGAACCGGCAGCCGGGGCCGCTCCCGGAACCCCCATAGGGGGTTGCGAAGCACCGGGGGCCATCGCAGTCGCTGCCGGTTGTTCTACTGGAGCAAACGCTTTTGCAACGATTGACTCCAATGCTTGACCTTTTGCTCGACCTTCAATGATGTCGGCGAGCCTCTTAACAGCTTCTGTTGGATCCCCACCCTGAGTAGCAAGCATTGGGATTGCGTTTGCGTATTGTGCTACTGCGGTTCTTAATGAGTCACGAAGTTCTTCGATGTCAATTCGTTGTTCTTCTTGTGTGACATTGATTGAGAATGGAAGATTGCGGCGGAGGAAGTCACGAGAAATCAACTTATCTCCACGAAGTTGCAATCCAAAGATTGCGGCACGGTTAGGATCTAGTCCTGCCATGAGGCCATACTGGACATCTACTGTGTAATCACCGTTGATGTCTTTCGATGGTGTGTATTTTAATTCGTATGGTGTTCCGTCATCGGATCCACGAATAGTTTTCTGAGTTGAACCGAATACTTGCTCATCTACACAGAATGCAATACCGATAAGGTTTACAAAGAAGCGAGCAAAGACTGCCTGTGCTGCCTTGATCTGTGAATCAAAGCCACCCATAAGGGCTTGAACGCCACGACCTGTAACGATAGATGCATCGATCTGACCTGTTCGGCCTTCTGGATAACGAGAACCCATACGGAGTTCACGCTCAAGTGCCTGTGATTCAGCAAAGACTCCGTTAGGAAGTTCGATTGGAACTCTACGGATTCTCTCTGGTGTATTAGATCGAAGCAAAGCATCTGGGCCAAGGGTAAATTCTTGGACATCTGGTGGAATAGCGATAGGTGCATTGACTGACTTCTTCGCTGCTTCAAGCTGAAGGAGTGCAAATCGAGCCTTAGCCATCTGAACTGGTAGGACATCATCGAACTGACCACGAGTTTGACCATCAACTGTTGGTCGTTCTGCTACATCTACAAGGATTTTGCCTAGAAGATTAGGGGTATTAGATAGAACTAGGTTATCTAATTCCGGTAAAAAGATTAAATCTTGATACTTATCATGGTAGCGAACCATGGAAATCGTAGACTTCATACGATACTTGCTGTTGATCTGAGCCTTATATTCTGGATACTGTAGGGATAGAGACTCTGAATCAGACATAATGATCTGAGCCATAGCAACTACTGAGCCAAAGCGATCCTTTTCAAAGTAAAGACCGAAAGGATTGAGCATACGAATGCGTGGATTGTTGGTATCAAAGTCAATCTCCACCATACCTGCTGCAAAGCCATAGGTGTAATACCAGTCTGCTGCCTGATACATCTGAAGTTGTAGATCAGACTTATTGGCATAGTGGTTGGCAATGCGTGTACGAATCTCAGCCTTTCTACGAGCTGAGTCGGAGGTCATGTTGGAAGAGGCACAGTTAATTGCTGGAAGAGGGGCAGTTACCTCGGCAAGGTCACGAGCTGCGATGTCAACCATGTTAGCGATGAGTGGCTTCGGATACTCATCTGAGAATTGACCGAAGAAAACATCTTGCATACGACCTTGACGGACAGCAAGAACATCTGCCATACGGCGATCACGATCCATGTTGCGTGTTTTAAGGCGTTCAACCTTAGCTGCAACTTCTTGAACTGAAAGCATTTTTCTCCTTATGCCAAACGGCGATCTGCGGCCCACTCATCAAGGTTGATGACCTGTCGCTTTTCGGCATCTGCTCGGGTGAGGAATTCATTGTGTACGAACTTTCCGCCATACTCACCAAACTGGCAGATCTCTCTTGCTCTAATCTCACAGAACCAGAGGGCCATAACAAGGTCTGTCTTGTTCTTAGTCTCTGGCGACCATGTTACTAACTGGTCAATAAGTAATCGGATGCCTTCGTGTCGATCTGAAGGCAAGTGCATCAAGTTATCTCGATGGTGCTTACCATTGGATTCAACGCTTCCAAACAAGGAAGCCATTGCAGCGACACCAAATCCAACATCCCACTTATTTCTAGAAGTAGTGTGTTCCCGAAGAAGCACACCACGACTTGCTAACCATTGCCGTAAATTCTCATCCTGTGTCAGATAACCCTGAAAGGCGTTTCGTTCAACCATCCATTCCGATGGTTTGTACTTTTCCGTAAATGTAGTGATGAGATCACGGATGGCTTGCGGTGACGGTTTAGTTATAGTCGCAGCATCGAGGATATATCTTTTCTTTCTCCTACGATCTACAGCTACAACAACTGCCGCCGTATCACCAACTATCGCTGGGTCAAGCCCTGCGATGATGGTGAGACCTTCTACTGTTTCGGGGTGTCCGGGATTGCCCGGAACGATTGGCCCGATCATTCTCATTCTGTCGATAGAACCTTTAACGCAAGTCATGTTGAAGGTTGAGTCTTCATCAACATCTGCTTGCTGGTAAACCATCGACCAAGTCTTTGGGTCTAATGCACTTCTACGCATGGATAGATACTTGCCATCCCAGCGTGGGTATAGACCGTCTTCGTCTGCCTCTTCATCGCTGCCCTGCCAAGGGCGGTCTGATTTAGGCCAAAGTGTTTTCCAGTCCTTTTGGTCTTCTGCAAACTCTAGAACTGCTGGCATGGCCAGATATGTCCAAGGTGATTTACCTGTCGGGTAGCGTTCACCGTTACGGAGTTCTCTATAGAGGTCAATGGAATCTACTCGAGTTCCAAGAACTAAAAGCTTGCCGGTAGGCCCGAGACGAGTAAGGACTTCCTGTTGAATCCATCGAATATGTTTTTCGTATTCGTGGGCATTCGACATAGTCACACAGTCGTCTAGGATAATCAGGTCTGCTCTCGCACCGTATACCTGTCCTCCGATACCGATTGCTTGAATCGTAGGATCCTTCTGGTCTGAGTCACGCAGTTCGTCTCCGAGGTAGACTTGCGTAGCTTGCCATGTGGCTGACTTAGACTTGAAGCCTGAGCCAGCAGCGTAAGCGAGTTGTAGCTTTTGCCACGATGGGTGAGTCAAACGCTGTTTAATAGCGTAGATAAATTCTGTTGCCTTCTGCTGTGACTTCGAGACAATCATGATACGGACATTGGGATCCATACAGATCCGGTAGACCGGATAGTCAATCGAGGTAGTCATCGACTTGGCGTGTTCAGGGGGCACATTCACCAGAACATACTGGGGGCGGCCTTGCTCAAATTGCATAGAGCTATGCATCCACTCAGGTTCATTACCTTCAAGAAGGTTGATGATATTCATCTGATGCGGAAAGGTGTCTGCTTCTAGATACTCTTTGCGGAAAGTACGGAAGTCCATCTCAAGGGATTCCTCGGACTGGATGCGGCCATGCTTTGATCTAGCAGCACGAACCTTATCTACAGTCTCTTTGAATTCTTTATCCGTGGAGCGGTAGTAATCCCATAGCTTTGCTGATCTGCCGACCTGCCGCATGGCATCTTCGACTGTGCAACCCTCTGTAATCAGACGGATTACTTTTGCCTTGATCTTGGCTGTCTCTTCTTGTTTACTCATATCTCTCCTCGCCAGCTTCGCTGGCGTGGTCGCCAAAGATTTTTCATTGGGTTTAGCGGTTCTGAAAAAGAACAGACTACTGGGCATTTACTAGGGGCTTCTAGGTCGCCTTTGCTCGCTAGGGCTCGCTCCGGCTCCCTAGAGCCGGTGTAGTCGTCTAATTACTTTAGCAAGTAATTATCCTCCTACTATATATAAGCCGGGATAAATGGGTTTTATCCCACACTATGCCCTGTGATTTGTATCACATTCTATCCATTGTGTGTAAAAGTCCTGTTCAGAGCCTATTTTACAGCTCGAGATCCTATCAAAAATATTTTTCTGGGTACATATATACAGGGGCCCCAGCCGTTTTAAGCACTCGGGTCAATTTGCCACCCCTGCGTGTCGAACCCCTATAAGCCGATAACTAACATTATGTAAAGCAAGATTTACGGCGTGTCGGGGAGACTCGAGGCAGGGCAGACCCTCGGCAACTAGGCCTCTTTAAGTGTTCGCCGTTTAAGTAATCGCCT